TCCAACTGGTTGCCATCTCGATCAACGACATAGCTACCAGTTATATGTCCAATGATATCGTTCTCATTGTGCATAAGATTAAACTGTTTATCTTCTGGAGTGCTTCTTGCGTTCCAAGTAGCTTCAGAAGTAAACACATCATCATTTTTATTCCAGCCCGTAGAGACTAGAACAGACTTAATATAAAATAAGTCTACTTGTTTTGGATTAGCACTTTGTGCTTTAACTTTGTTGGCAATTTCAATGACTTCTTGGTGCGCATCTGAACATAAAAGTGCAGGCGCACAATAGGCAACGCTCGCACTTGCTTGTACAAGTTCGCCAAGACCGTCTTTAATTTCTTGTGGATATACTATCATTTCTTCCTCTCTTCAACTGTATACACAAATTATTAAAAAAACTGTGTATTAGCCCAGATTCAACTCAACAAACAGACCTATGACATTTTTCCTATAATCCTCTATGGTCATATCGTCTATATTTACATCTGAATGTTTAAGCATATCCTTGAACTCTTGAGAGGTAGTTTTACCAGATTTTAGAGTATTAACCACTACAGAGTCATCTACCTTTATATCTATATCTAGGTTTGTAAATACGTCTAATTTTAATTGTTCTAAATCCTTTACTTGAGCTTTAGTTAATTGCCTTAGATTACGTTTTCCGTGAGATTTGAGAAAAGCATTGTTTAAGGTTTCAGATACCTTATTCCACGCTCCTTCTGCCCACACTATCGTTTTCGCCAAACCCGGAGAAGATTTTGGGGTTTCAACCCTGCGTTTCCTTGGACCTTCATCCTTTTTGAATAGCGGCCTACCAATTTCTACATCTACATCGGTAGGTTTATCGGAAGGAGATTGTGGAAGCTCGACCTGTGGTTCTTGCTTAGGTTCGGACTTCTCCTCCGGCGCTGGTGGTGGATGAAACGGTCCCGCCTTCTCTGGACCAGTAGTTTCCCTCTTGCTTAACTCTCTTTTAATTCTTATATTTTCTATTTGTGGTATTTCTTTAAATCTTTCTAGTAAAGTCTCATGACTAATAATATCTCTGTCAGCAAGCTGTATGAGAAGATTCTTTTCAGCAGCTTCGTCAGAAAGTGTCATTTGATCAAACTGTACATGAGCTTTATATCTGAAACCCATAGCCTTGCGAACGATCTCTAATTCTTTTTCCCAAAATCTAACTAATTGATCTCTACCATATTGTAGCCTTTCAACTAGAGTCTTCAGGGAAATAAAGTTATTAGTGAAGCCGCCGCCATTTCCAGCCATACCAGTAAGCGTTGGTGGTACACCAAGTCCAGCGTAGATGCTGTTCAATACAGAAGTGTACTTTTCGGAACCTAAAAATTTGTACACTTCACTACTAGATTCTTGAAATGATAGTTCTGGACCCCAAACGAGTTCCATAGTGCCACCACCAACGTTACTGGCAAGAATGTCTCTAAGCTTATTAATAGCTGCTTTATTAGGTAGTATTTTATGATCTAAGCTACCTATAGTCCACAGTCTAATATTTGAAATAGCGCCATCTAATGCGGACATGTCAGCAAGTCTCATTTTCTCTAACATAATAATGTCGTCAAGAATTGCATAAATCATAGGATTCGCCCACTGTCGCCAATCGTCTTTTTTGTAATAGTATATACCAAGCCTATCCTTATCTAAGGGAATATCTCTTTCGCCTCGCAGAAGACTTTGTTTAATATTAACTGGTAAACTATCTATAACATGATCTGGTATGTCTCCAGCCTTAAACTTATCAAAAAATGAATTGGTAGTGACGGTGTAATTCTTTAAACCCATAAACAAAGATAGATTGCCATCTTTCATCTTTACAGTGAGAGGGTTGAAAAAGTTGTATCTCCAAGGTATCTGATTGGCTACTGCTTGAGGAAGTTCAACTTTAATATCTGAGGATAAGGATTTCATATAATTTCTTAATTGTGGGGTAACGTCAGCATAGCTTCTATGTATAATGACATTGCCAGTTTTATATAGATTATTAAGAAATCTTTCTGATCGCTCTTTTCCGTTTATATTCTTAAACCACTGTTGGTAAAATTTTTCCACACTTTTATCTTTATGTACAATATTAATACCTTGACTACCAAAGTCTCCCATGAGATCAATAATATTACGAATAATCCCGACTTTATCATAAGCGTCCATGCACATTTTAATAATGCGTCTCTGCTGATTAGGCACAGCTTCGTCTGGTCTAAAAGCATGATAATCGCTGGGAGTGAATCCGGGCCTAACAGACCTATTTGGTTCAATGTCAATAAAATGTCTGTAATGATTACCTTGACTTTTGTTCAGTCCACTATAGGATTCTACATTATCAGAAAACTGAGACATCGCTCTAGCTTTGCCATCGTCGTCGCCATCCTGCCAAGTAATCATGTCGTCATTGCTCATGTTAAGCCTCAATGGGATTGGTAATTGGATTGTTAATAATTAATACACATCTTTCATGTTATCTGCGAACCAACTTGGTCCAGTATACAATTTATCAGTACTTTTAGGTTTGTGTCCACCAGTTGCGAAGCCTCCATAGAAATCATAAGCAGCTTGCTCTGGAGTGCGCTGCAAGACCCTAGCAGCCATATTAGCCATTAGCAATGATGAGTATCTATCTTTTCTCATTTTGCTTTTCTTGCCAGTTCCTACCACAACCTGTGGGGTGTCCCAGCGATCTCTACCACTAGCGGTTGCGGTCATCTGTATCATGGCTAATTCGTCTTTTAATTCTTCTATATCTAGAACGCATTCTTCTAGCGTATCGAACATTCTGGACTTCATGGTATCTTGGTGTTCTGATATGTCTAGACTAACAGCGTCAAAGAAAGGAAACAACAACACTTTATCTTCAAAGTCTTTTCTTAATCCATGATTAGCTTCTGACAGCCAATCATACTTAGCAAACTGGCACATTTCTAAAATATGTAATCCAGATTCACCATCTGTATCTTTTTCTTTTTTATCATCTATAGTAGGCCATATTGGTAATTCACCTTCTTGTATTTTATCCTTGTCGTGCAATGATTCCATAACGGCTATACCTCCACCTTGGGCATCTAAGGCGATATGTATACATGGAAATAATTTCATCAGGTCTCTAATTTTTCTAGCGCAATAGGAATAAAAATCTGTCTCTGAGACAAATCCTTTTTTAAGCTTCTCCTTATGTTCCGATCTACTAGTCGTCCAACAGTGTACAATTCTTCTGTGGTCTGGGTTAACTTCTAAAACTACTATACTAAAATTATCTACTTCAGATGCTGGGTCAACTCCAAATATATATTTTTTATCTGGATCGCCCATCAAAACAGACTCAAATATAATATCGTTGCCATTAAGCTTGATAGGATTTTTATCAGAAGCCACGCAAGACTCTATCAATGAACGCTTGAAAAACCCTTGACTGTCCCTAGTAAAACAAGCACCATATTCCATTTGATATATACCAGCGTGTACTGTAGCTTTAGATCTAGCAACTTGATCTTCATCCATAAACCCTCTGGGTAAAAGTTCATACGGCATACGTATAATAGAATACTGAGTCCAATCAAAATTTTCTGGAGGATCTTCTCCAAATATTTCTCTAAGTCTATTTCTATTTCCTTGGCTCTGTATAATAGATTTCCACTTTTTCCAGTAGGAAGAGAAGTGATTAAAGTCGTAATAAGCAGTACCTGAAAGGATAATCTGATTGTCTTTCTTTACTTCTTTTTCTTCTTCTTCAATTGTGATCCCTAATTCTTCTGCTTTTTTCTTAGCAGCTATTCTCTTTACATTTTCTACAGGGTCTGCGCTAACAGCTGCAAAACCAGCAACAACGTTTTCAAATATTTCTCTAGGTATAGATGCGAATTCGTCAGCAATAATATCATTAGCTCTTTGACCTCTAATCTTCTGACCGTCACCGAGAGGTAGACACGTAACGGTACTATCATTTAATCTTAATGTACATCTATCGGTGTCTCTTCTGGGTCCACTGTCTCCGTCACACATATCTCTTAACATTGGAGAATTTCTCCAAATCGTCTCCATGTATTCAAACAAAACTTTAGACTGTCTAAAGGCAGCACCAACAACTACGACTTTTCTTTGAGGTAGTATTAAAGCTCTTAAAACAGCGTAAAGGGATAGCATAAAAGATTTACCAAAACCTCGACTAGCGATTAACATTGGAAATTTTCTTTTCCATATCTCCTCAAGAAACACAGCCTGAGAGGGCAATAATTGTATATTTAATATATGTTTAGTCAGGAATGAAAGATACTCTGGCCTAGTCATAAGCCAAGCTAATTTCATATTAAAGTCGTCTTCAGAAGTTCTGAGTACAGACATTGGATTAAAGAAATCAACATCTAGAGACTCTAAACCAAGCCATGCTTCGTCTATTGTTTTTATTTTATTTTCTGCCATGAATCTATAATCCCATCTGCAAAACCATAATGAACAGCATCTTCCGCATTAATATACCAATCGCCAGATTTTAACTTTCTTGTTAAGTATGTTTTAACTTTATCTATATCTGGATTAGGTCCATACTTCTCTTTAAAGAATTTACCACCTATGCAACTACCAGCATATATATCTATCATTATATCACATATATATTTTTCATATTTAACCCAATTCTGCACACTTAAATATTCACCAGCAGCACCAGTAGATCCATAATGAGACATAAAGTAAGTGTTGCGAGTAATGAATCTTTGATCGCCCGCTTGAAATATTATACTACTCATAGACTCTGCTTGACCATAAGCAATTATAGTAACATGACATCTAGACATTTGGATAGAATCGTAAATAGCCATTCCGTCTGACCATTCACCTCCCACGCTATGCATATGTATTACTATTGGTCTATCGGATTTAATTTCTAATGCTCTAATGTTTTTAAGGAAATTATTAGACATTTTATATTCTACGCCCGGATTGTCATCGTCTGAAGAATAATAATTATGTAAGAATATTTCCCTTGTATCTATGTTTGCTCCATAGTTATGTAGGTCATAGAGCAAGTCTTTATCTGCGTTGTTCATGACTTCCTCCCGATAGTATACATCTCGTTAACTCTCTTAAAAATGCTACTAACTGCCAGAAACGCAGTATGCTTGTCTCCACAGAACAAAACATGTATGTTGTTATAAAGTTCAAACTCTATCAAGCATTTTAACATATATCTTCCAGTAATTTTTACAGCTGCCTTATTTTTAAT